GGTAAGTGGTTGCAGTGTTGTGCCGTTACCTCCTGCTAGTATTACTCCTCTTTTCATATTTTTTGTGCGATTACCCTGCAGAGGTGGGGGTTCTCTGTGTCGTGCCTTGAGACCTCTCCCTCTTCAAGTTTAATAATTTGAAATCCGTTATCTTTTAAATCCTTAACCAACTGTGGAACATCTACGTAGTTCCTGTCGTGGGGTGGAAATAGTTTCGGTCTTTTCTCGTCTTCGGTAGTTCGGGCCTCTATCATGATAATGTTCTTTGTCCATTTAAGTATAGCAAGTTGTAGTTCTCTCTCAATAGAGTGCCAGAAGAACCTAGCGTATACAGTGTCGGGACAGTCATTCTCTTTTATATATTCTCCAACATCTTGTTTGGTGTATTGTTTACAACTAAGTTCAATGTTATCCACACCCTTAGCAGATAGTCCTTGTCTCAGGAACGAGAACAGGTCTCTACCGTTTCCACAGCCCAGTTCTACGATGTCTCCGACTAAATAATTCTGAACATAAGAACTAAAAGAGCTTGGTTTCTTTATCGTGCCTTTCTTATAAAATTCTTTCCAGTAGTCTTTATTCATGGCGAGTTTTTCCTGTTATGCAATTCGGTGCGTGTAAATCTTTGATTGGTGTCTTCCAGTCCTTGCCGTAGACGTGAGTTAAATATTCTTTGTGAGGGCCTGGTGTAATAAAAGTTTCGCCGTGTAGTTTAACTTTGCCAGGATTCTCGTAGAACTTAGGAAGGTTTCTAATAAGGACTTGAGCACCTAATCGTGGTACACAAACCATCTCATAATCCTCATTCTTGTAAAAGAAAATAGAGAAGTCAAAGTTTCGTCTGCAAACAATGATTCCTGTTTCGTCATCTCCATCATACCCATATTGCACTGGTTCCATTCTACCAAAGACATTAAATGAAATGTGCTGTGGTTCAAATCCTAAGTCAAATAGTGCCCAGCCAATAGCCTTACGTGTCTGTAAGTCAATCGGGTCTACTACGTCAATATCGATGTCATCATCCCACTCTATAAAGTTTCCCTCTCGCACCGCTCCGAGAACTGCTCCATAAGACAAGAAAGCTCTGACACCGTGTTTCTTAAACACTGCCATCACGTCCTTCAAGTCTTTCATTTTTAGTGAATCATTGACCATGTGATTGTTGTATCCTTAGGGATGTTAAGTGTTGCGACCTTTCCTACTATGTCTACGTTCGGCCAGATTCCTGTGCCTGGTCTCTTCCATGTTAGCTTATCTTCACTCAATGTTTGACCTGATTGTATGTCTACTTTGGAAACCCAACTTCTTTTATCGAAGGTTCTGGTTTCTTTTTCACATTCTATAACTTCTCTTTTTGAATTACCCGAAAGTAGACTAATGTCTTTTGCCATGCAAACTATTTCTTCTAGTTCCTTTGGGTCAACCGACAACCAGTGGTCAGCGTTACCGAGTAGAGTTTTGTCTACTGTAAAGTGTTTCTCTAAAACCTGTGCCCCTTTTGCGATAGCCATTACAGCGGGGAACACTCCTAGTGTATGGTCAGATATTCCCACATGTGGATAAGTCCCGAGTAGTTTTGTCATCATATTCAAATTTGCATCTTCTGGTTTTGTCGGGTAACAAAGAACACAGTGTAGAACCACCACGTCTTTATTCCCTGCTCGGTTTATCTCCATCACAGATTCATATATTTCTTCTTCAGTTGATGCACCTGTGGATAACAAGATTGGTTTGCCGAACTTTGCTATGTGTCTTAAGAGTGGAAACGTGCTCATATCAGACGAAGCGATTTTAAATGCTCTCATTCCCAGCTCATTTAATTTATCTGCCGCTTCTATAGAGAATGGAGTTGAGAGAAACTCAATCTTATTTTCTTCACAGAAGGCAAACAGTTCTTTATACTCATCCCAAGTTAAATGTTTCAAATCATCGTAGGCTTGGTGTTGGTCTTTGCCGTCGTCTTCTTTGTAATCCCAGAACTTCGGTGTGCCTTTTACTACAAGGTCGTCTGCTGTGTAGGTCTGAAACTTGATAGCGTCTGCTCCTGCTTTAGCCGCTTCGACTACTCCACGTTTAGCCAACTCTAACGAACCGTTGTGGTTCATTCCAAATTCAGCGATTATGTATGGCTTTTCGCCTATAACTTTATTTCCTATCTTCATGGTTTTTTAATGCTATTTGATAATCGTCGTCGTAGTGTATGTCCTCTGAATCATCTACTATAAAAACGTCTGGCGTTGGTTTGTAGGCGTCTTTATATCTTCGTAGTTTCTCAGACTCTATCCCCCAAACACTTCCATACACTTTGGCTGATTGTTCATGATAGTTATTTGTGTGTTCAAGTGGGTGACAAGTCATCACCTCCTTATAACCAAGTTCCATCAGCCCCTTGGCTGTTATGAGTGTTTTCTCACTCACGTTTGGTGAACACGCTTGCACCGCCACGATACCGTCCACATCTTCCATATGTGCCAGACAATACTGATACACGGGTATGTTTGGTGTATCGTCTTTACACAACATCTCATCTCTCCATATTCCCTTTGCACCCAGTTCTTCTGCGAGAGCGAGCATCTCTCGTGAATCAGAAGTAACGTAAACTTCATCAAAAACTTTTAAACACTTTTCTACGTTTATCAAAAACATTGGTCTTCCGTGAAAGTCCAGTCTATTTTTGTTTGGTAGTCTTTTTGAGTTTTCCTTTGCTAGAATTAGTCCCACTAATTTTGCCATCTTTTTTTAGTTTATTAATAATGTCGAACACGAACTCGTAATTCAAACCATAATCACAGCACAACTCCGACAGGTACTTGACCCCATCCATCTTGTAAACAAAGTAATCCCACGAAAGGTTTACCTGTTTGTTTGGTGTCTGCACCCCATACCTGCTTCGCATGAGTTGTCCTTTGAACTCACGTTTCGGCACGAAGTCCAAATCCCAGTATTCGATTATTTTAAGTATGACCTTAGACATCTTTTCTATCATCTCGTAGTCAATCTTCTCAGGGGTGTCCTCTGAAGTGTGATACTCAGGGTAGTCCCATGTGGATAACATTAGTCCAGGAATACCTATGAGAGGGTCATTAAACACACCCTCGTCTGAGCCAATGGTATTTCGAAACTGTCCCTTCTTGTATGACTCTCCGAACTGGTATAGAGCGAGGTGAGCAATCTTATCTATACGTGAATCTGTAAATGCCTTCTGTAATAGGATTGGTGCTTTGTTGCCACAGATGTCTACTGAGATTACGAAGTCTACCTTTGATAGGTCTTGTGTCAGGGCGTAAGCTGTAGAGCCGATAGTTTCAGGGCAGAATATTATCTTTACAGTTTGGTTTGACTTAACCTTAGAAGCCACATCAATTAAACACGCCACGCCAGATAGGTTATCGTTGGCCTGAAAGGGGTGGTCTAGGTGAGCGAAGAGTAGTATCTCTCTGTCAGACTTACCAGGTATAGTGTGAACACCTAGTTTCATTACCCCACTTTTATACTCAGTGTCAATCATCACTTCATACTCTCCTTCTTTAAGTGAGTCGTTATATTCAGGGATGTATTCTTCTCCTGTGTCTAGTTTAATTCCAGCCAATACATCTTCGTTCTTTGTTTTAATTTTATTCTTAGCGAAACACACGCCCCAGTCTTTGTCGTAGTATTTAAACACGTAAGGTATAGCGTCAGGTTTTTCATCAGAGTAGTGCCAATGTTTTCGCAATTCCTCTAGGGTAACTTTCCCCCTAAAAGGAAGTGACCCAACTACCAAAGATAGTGGGTCTTTCTTATAATCAACTATTTTATTTCCTTCGGGGTCTTTCACCCATGCATCTCTAACTATCCAATCTTCAGGAACTATCCACGTTCCTAACTCTGTGCCACTTTTAAATTCCAATATTTCGAGTGGAAACAGGTGGTCGATAAATTTCAGTGCGTTGTCATACCCCTCTCCGAGTAAACATCTGTTCATCGGGTAAAGAGTTTCTACTACATTCTTTAATTGTTCTGTCATAATTGCGTTATATAAACCTTGAAGTTCTCGCCACGAACCTCATGTTCTGTACTGTTAATTAAATTCAGTAAACATTCTCTCACTGTGTGACCAAAGATAAACGTTCCTTTGGTTCCCTCGAACTTGGCTTTTAAATAAACTCCCATCGCAGACTTTGACCAACAGTAGTAAACATCTGCTGGAGGTAGTGGAAATGAAAAAGCATTTTCTATTTGAACTGTGAAACCCCTATCAACAGCTTTCATAGCCCAATCTTTCTCTTCTTCAATACCAATTACTTCTTTTGCATATGGTCTCATCGCTGTCATAAACGAACCCCCACCACATCCGATGTCGCAAACAACTTTATCTTGGATTATATCCTTGATTAGTTCTGCTATTTCAGGTGGTGTTTGTCCTTCAGGTATTCTCGATAACATGGATGATATTTTCTAACGCATTAAGTCCCAACCCTCCATCATCTATTCCGATTTGTTTTCTTTCTTCTCGTAATAGTTCAGGATGTTTAACGGCATTCATGATTGCTTCATTTAATTTTGACATATCCTTGACACGATGACAAGCGTTAGAATACTCACGTGTGTATAACCTATACCGCTCATCTCCACCACAAGCCTTCGGTGTCCAGATGTCTGCAATCACCACGGGAATGTCCATGATTTGTGCACACAGTTCGAATGTAGATTCTGATAACGCCACCACAACATCTGCATATCGCAGGGTCTCTGTAAAGATTTCAATATGCTCGTCACTTCGTCTGTCAGACCACACTGGGTTTGGATAGACCCCTGGAGTGTGTTCGTTCGAAAGACACTTCGTTATTACATTCACACCCTTCAGTTTCTTAAGTTCACTGTTAACTATGAAGTTTTCCACAACATCGATGTCCCAATGCTCGGGGGAGAACACCACGTTTATTCCTTCGTGAGGAACACGTGGTTTTATGTGATTAAGTATCGTAGTTCCAGTGACCTTAATCCTTTCAGGTGAAACTCCTGCACCCTCAAGTCTCTTTCTGTCGTTCTCTGACCACGCACAAATCACATCTGACTTTAGTGGTTCGTTGAACGGAGGGTAGATACGTGAAGTTCCACGTCTGCCGTGTTGAAACAGTACAGTTCGTTTTCCCGCTAAAGATTTGACCCACTTGTCCCAACCACCCATAGGGGTTTCGTTCCACAGTAAAATGACATCTGCTTTCTTTATCATCGCATCTGTCACTTCACCAGACATCATGTTGTGTCCACGTTCATGCAGTGCTCGAATAACATCAGTAAGAATGTTATTGAAGTCAAACGAGATGATGTTTAACTTTGATTTAGAACTCTTGTGTTTGACGGCAACTGGCAAGCGAGTTCCCAAGGAAGCCCTATTGCGTCCACGTATCGGTTTTCTTGTACCCATTTTTGTTGTTTCTCTAAAGTTTTAAGTCGGAACTCTTTATCGACAATGAGTTTTTCTAGTTTGTTATACCAATCTTTCTTCGTATTCTTTGCTACATAATCAACTTCACTGTTATAAGGTAGAACATCAGAAGCAACAGTAACTGTGCCAACAGACGCATATTCATAGAATTTAATATTAGATTTACCACTGTTAAATTCAGACTCCTCCAAAGGTGCAATACCTATGTCTAAGTCACAAAGTGAAAGTGTCTTAGGGTGTAACTCTGGTGGCATGAACGGAATGTGCCAGAAGCGTGTGTTCTGTAACTGCTCATAGAATCCTAACGCACTTTTCATATAAGCGTTCTTCTCAGGTTGAAAGTTGAATTGCAATTCTTTTTGATAAGCGTACATCGCAGCTTCCATAGGCTCACCTGTAAGGCCGTAAATCGTAAATAGGAAGTCGTGTTTCTTGTAAAGTTCTGAGATAACTTCACCTATTAGTTGTAGGTCTTTCCAGTGTGAAGCAGCCCCCATATATCCTATCTTCAAAGTCTCCTCATTGTTGTGAGGTCGTTCTCTGTATAGTGCTGGGTCGATTCCATTCGGACAAATAAATATAGGTTTGTTTTTAAAATACTTTTTAAACTTCTTAGCTAATACTGGTGACGGCGTGATGACTGCATCTGCCTCGGCTATCATTCCCTCGTACTGGTCCTTCATCGCATTCGAAACAAGGTGAGATGGATTGTCTTTGGCTACCTGCCAGATGTCATCATCTAAATCGTATAACACTCTCTTGCCACGTTTCTTGTAATCTCGCATCGCTTTGATAGGGTCGTGTTGCGTTGCGTATACACGCCCAAAGATTACAGTGTCAGGCCAGTCCATAAACTGTTCTGGGATTTCATTTCCCATCGCTACTTGTTTGATAGCGTGTCCTCGTTTCATCAGGGCAGTTGTAGGAATTTCGTTTCTATGTAGCCAAATACCACTTTGATACGCTCTCGGTGTATCGAGCATGAAAAGGATTTTCATTATTTTCTAAGGAAATCTAGGAACTTGGAGTTCTCTACAATCTCTTGTTGTTTAGTTATTAAATTCTTTCGACCCTTTGCTAGGAACTCTTCACTTCCTCCTTCTAGGATTTTTCCTGTAATGTATTCTTCAAGTAATGTGTCAACTTCGTGCAAATATGCATATCTTGATATAAGTTGTCTCTTCGCTTTCCAGCGATAATATTTCTTCTTTAATTGTTCGAACATAAATTTAAATTAGTTTTTAAGCAAGTTACTTCCTCTATTCTGCCCCGTAGCAGGCGTTCCTCGTAGAGGGATGGGCACCTGAGGGGCAGAAGCAACTTTAGTAGAATGAAGCTCCTACAGGCACGTTTAGTCCTCGACTTCTGTTCTTAGTGAATACAGCTGAGCCGTATACAGTCCAAGTAATGAAGTTGGCACCAATCATGTCATCTTTCTTTCGGATTTCCAAAGCTGGTGCTCTTAGAAGAGCAACATCGATAGTTCCTTTCTTTCCAAAGTATATAGACTTAGAAGTTGTCGCAGACAATCCAGTCGCTGTAACACCACCTGCTCCAGGAGCTAGTGCTGTTAGTTTTCCAGACGGAAGGTTGTTTGATACGTAAACTTGGAAGCCCATAAAGTCTCCAGCGTAACCATTTCTAAGTGTTGAATCTGCAACGTTGAATCCTACAGTAGCTGCTTTGATTTCAATATCAGCAGCGATTTTAGGAGTAACGATAGCAATCCAGTCACCAGTCTCTTCCACGTTTCGATTTCTCAAAACCTTTCGAGCACCAGCGAAAACTTGGATAATGTTTGCAGTACCTGCAGAAACTGGCTTTGCATTTGTTCCTCCTGAAAGAAGGTCTGCATCGTCAGCTGCTACGAAGCCATCAGCACCAGTGATGTTTGCCAAAACGTGTTGGTCAATAACATCCTTTAGTTGATAAGCTGCCTCAGTCGCCAACTCTCTAGCTTGGTCAACATTTATTGTCAAAGACCGAGGGTCATCAACATAAAATGTAACGTGCTTGTAAGCTGAAACGATAAGGTTGTCGAATGCCCAATCCTGTGCAGTCGCTGATATTGAAGTACCAGGTGTGTAAGTTTGAGCTGTTAGTGAACCGAAGTAAGGAACGTGGATTGTGTCACCGTTTTTAAGGGTGTCTGACATTCTCATGTTCGCAACTTCAAGTGCCACTAGCGATTTGTAAAGAGGTACCTGAACCATAGCTGACCAGAGTTCTGGTTGTATAGCTGATACATCGTTTGTAATAACTTGTGTCATTTATTTTTAATTTATTTTCCCCGTCCAAGATTCACTCTGTCTGTCCTAGGTCTAGGGCTCTTGTAGAGTCCCGCTTCTGAAAGGATTTTCTCCTTATCGGCCAGAGAAGCACTTGCCAATCTCTCGGTAAGCGACTTCGGTGTGTCAGATTCAGACTGAGTCCCAGAAGGTTTTAATGATAATTCCTTCGCTTCTTTCTCACGGTTTGCTTGAATCGCCAACTTTACCATTGGGTTCTCTAGTGCCTTGAGTATTGACTCAGGACTCTTAGAGTGTGCAACTTCAGTAGCGAAATCAATCTCCGTATCAGAGTAGTCTTGCAACTTCTTGCCCAACTTAATGAACTCAAGTGCGTCAACTGTCTCTTTTGTTGTGTCCTTAGGCTGATTCTTTAAAGCGGCGAGTTCATCGTTCACTTTCTTAAATCGGTCATAAGGTACAACTTTTTCTTCTGTAGTCTTTACTGGTGCTACCTCTGGTGTGTTTACGACTTCACTGTCGGCAACCTGTTCGGTGGATGAGTCCGAATTTACATCCAATGTTTCATCTTGCATAATTACATTTTTACGAGTTTAGTCTCGAAATTAATGCTAATGCGAAAATTATAGCACACGGTTTTTAGGGGTTGTCTACTCGTAGGACTTATGCACAGTTTTAGGAGATTCCATCTTCATTAAAGTCATTAACTTGCGAAGTGTTTTGACGTAGTATTTACGCCCAAGAGTTTGATCCCATGATTCTATCTTTTCAAGGTCAGAGTGTTCTCGTATCTCATCTTCGAAGAACTCCTTAAGAGCTCTACCGTATGGAGTAGAGTTCACGCCTTCTAATATTTCTTTTACTTTAGGGTCAATCATACAGTCGCCATAGCGTTACCTGGTATTTTCGAATCAAGTGCTGGGGCTGAGATGCCTCCACCACCCTGTCCTTGTGGAATCATTTGTTCCATCGGTTTACTTTCAACATCAAAGATGTCATTTAGGTTTACACCTCCGTCTTCAGCGAATTTAAATAGTAGTTTCTTTTTAGCTGGGTCTTGTGTCATTGTTGGGTCTGCTTGAATAGCTTGCATTATTGCAAAGTATGTCGCACTTCGTACTCTTGTGTCAACTGACTCACCTGTAATATCAATATCAATATCGTATTTCAATCCTTTGTAAAATCCTTTCGGAACGTCAAGTAGTTTTTCTTTGCCTTGTTTGATTGATTCCTCAACTCCAAGACCAATAACATCTACCTCATCTTTAGTTGGGAACTTACCTGTAGTTGCAAGTCGAATAACTTCCTTAAGTACAAGTTCATTTTTAACCATTCCAACGTAAGCGTCAAGGTCTTTACCTACAAGTCGTAGGGTGTGTTCCTCAGTGTTTTCTTTTTCAAACTGTGGAAGAGTTACAGCGTACAGCATTTCCTTAATGTCCATCGCTACGTTCTCTTGGATTCCTTCAAAGTAAGAAAGAGTTTGACCAATAGAGATTTGAGTAGAGCCGAGTGGTGTCCCAGCGGGAGAGCGTTCACCCTGTACAGCGTCGTATGAGAATGTTAGCTCATCTCGGTTTGCCATCCAACCTCGTTTAGTATCGTTTCGAAAAGCACCGTTTCTGTCAGCGATAGCAACTTCAGTAACTTCAGAGTCAACGTTAAATGTCTCGCCGTTCTTAACATCACCTTTTAGGTTTCGGTTGAAAGCAGGGTCTCTAGTTTGGAAGACGTGTAAGGAAAGAAAATGCTCACTTTTCGCCTCTAGGTTTACAGTTTGATTTAGTCTGACTTGTGGTTCAATCAAGTCCTCTACCACACCGACTGCAAGCCATCTACCACTTAATTTATCAGCATGAAATTCCCAGTATGGTGTTCCTTCCCAGTCTGTTGAAGAAAGTTCAACCCCTCGGTGTTCTACTTCAAGGTTTCCATATTGGTCCATTTGGTCTACTCCAACGTCTGCGATGAATACTCGCTTATGTGTATAAGTTTCCTTTCCACTTGCATTCACTTCCATTACTTCTCCGTATCTTTCATAAACACGAATGTGTGAAGTTTCTTTCATTTGGTGGAATAGTTCGATAACCTCGTTGACTTTAGACTCCTCCCACTTCATTGTCTTCGCAGCTTTTCTAAACTGAGGAACTGTAAAGTTATGAATCTCAGTAACGTAATTCATATCGTCGATAGAATCAGCAGTTTGTTCTACTACGAAGTTTCGTAGGTCAACAAAGTATGGAGTTCCGTCAACAATCTTGATTACTACGGAACCGAAGATAGGAAGCTCCTTAAAGATTCTGTTTAGCACCTTGCCGAATTGTTTATCTCGCATCCAGTATTTCAAATCACGTTCCATGAACCACGTTTTAAGTGGGTCGCCACCTCCTGCAGTCAAGAGTCGAATGTTCTTTGTATCAAAATCTATAGCCTTAGAGAAAACCTTGCAAGGGTTCTTGTTTATATTATAAAAATACTTTCGGTCTCCCTCATCATCCACATCACCTGATTGGAATTTAGAATGATAGTAAAAGTAAACCTTGTTAATGGTTTCATACTGATTAAAGGTAAGACCAGGAACAACTTGTATTTGTTTCGTTTTAAAATCCTGTATCTCCTTATTTATCTTTCTAAGTAGGAGTGGGTCGTTCATTTTAAGTTCTTAGGTGTCGCTGATGTCTCTCTGAAACCTCTGGGTCGAAATCAGGGTTCAGTCTTTTAAGGTTCTTCTCATGTTCAAGTTCCTTAGCAGTTTTCTCCTTTACGACTTCTTTTTTTTCTTTTTCTTGTGGTTTTACTTTTGCCATTGTGTTTGATTAGTTAATGCAAATATTATACCACAATTAAATGTACTGTGGTCGGCGGACTACTTTTGGCTTTGTCTGATTTATTAAAACACTCTCTACTTTCTTCGGGTCAAACTCCCAGTATGCAAGAAGAGTGGACATTATGTTGTCATCGTGAAATCCCCTCGCTGCACCTGCCCCCTGTTGGGTAGCTTCGTCATTCCACATAAAGGATTTCATCTCTTCAATCGTGGCTCGGTGGTAAATCTTGACTTGTCTATGTCTTAAGAGTTTCTGGAAGTGGTCAATTAGTTGTTGTTTAGAGTCCCACGAAGTTCTGAAGCCTAGTTTCTCAGTTACGATGTCAGTCTTGTATTCAAGTTGCTTCCTTCTGTAAATTCGCAGGTCTCGGATTTCACGGATTAAAGCTGTTCCTGCGGAGTTACTCTCTGGAATGATGAGAGGTTTGCCGTATTTATGATATAGAAATTTAACTTTATCAGCCAAACCTTGAATTGGGAGTTTTCCGTTAAAAGAAGCTACTTTTTTACCTTCATTCGACACCACCGAGATGGAAGACGGGTCAACAACTCCCTCTGAAGGGTCAACACCCATACGATAATCCAATCCAGAGCGGTATTGTTCGAATATTTCGCAACCCTCCTCGGTAGCCAGGGGATTTCGGGCCTCTCTTTCGAGTAGGGCGATGTTTTCTTTTGAAAATACGGTTCCTTTAAGGAGAACAGAGGTGTTCCATTCACCCAAAACGAACCTTCGAACGTAGTCATCTCCGTTATCCAACTGCTTCCTGATGTAGTCCCAAGGTAGATGAGGATTGTGGAGCATGTTTGATTCAAAAAGGGTAGTACGATTCTCAGGAGCATCTGTCCAACCCTCCCCCGTCCATCTTTGTTTCTGTTTGAACATGTGATACGCCCAGAAGTTAGCAGGGTTACAGTCCATATTTCCCTGTCTAAAAGGCACGTCAACCCTACGAAGACGAGAGTTCAATACTTCGAACACGTCATACTCAACTTCCTCTAATTGGTCGATGAAATACGCTCCTAAGTTAAGAGACTTCAGCTTCTGTTGAGCCTTTTTAATATCTGCCACTCCACCACTTTGCATAGCATCTAGCCCGAACAGAATGATTTGAGAACCGTTGTTGAAGTTAATCAGTCCATCCTTAACCCGATGCTCATACCAACTCCCTGGAATAAGGTCAAACAACTCTGGTAAGACAGCACGGTCAATATCACTCAAGGTCTTACGTCCCATAAGCACACGATTCCCAGGAAAGCACTTACAGAGCAACACCAGCTTGATGTAGAGAGCGATAGACTTACCAGAACCGAAACCTCCTGAATTAAGACAGAAGTCAGAAGAGAAATCAGATACGAATCTACTCTGAATAGAGAATCCATTTATCTTCTTACTCTCGTAGTTATCCACAACCTTCTCTAAGCTCTGGTAGTAAGGTGAATCGTATACATCAGGCCAACCACTCATCCTCGCTCTCTCAATAAACTCCTCCCTAGAGTAGTTCAACTTAAACTTCTTTCCTTTAAGGGTGAGTTCCTCAATAACCTTACCCTCTAATAGTGATTTCCCTAGCTTTACCCATTCGTTTTCATAAGACATTCCTTCATCCTAGCACACTCCCCTTAGACCCCTATGTGTCTCAATAATCTTGTTAGATTTATGTTACTTGACAGAGTTCATATAGTGTGTTCAATATATATCCTGAATGTGAGGAGGAGTCATATCATTTATTTTCACTCTATTCTCACTCGGACTACCTCCCCCCCTATCTCATTACACCACACATTTGACACATTGTACACTGTATGATGTAGTATGATTAACATAGTGTTATCTCTCTAGGTTGGACTAGATATAAGTATAGGAGAGAGTATGTGTAGAATAGTTTAACTATTCCTGTAACTATTGGTGCTATTACTACTCGTTATATCTAGTGTTCAATGCAGAATGCACTATAAGGACAATAGCACTGTTATGCGTGGTTCTAGTTGGTATATAACTTACTGTTACATAATTGCCTTTATATTTATAGACAGGTCAAAGACAGGGTTAGCCTTGTGAATTGTCTG